GTGAGAATCAACTATGACAGAAAGTTTTCAAATGGAAGATCGGCGTTTGAAAATATTGCTGACTTACAAAATAAAATATTAAATGCAGTGGATGATGACATAGATGTATATTTAATTGGTTCTGTTAGATATGGAAAAGCGTTCATATTTTTGTTAGGCTGTTTAATAGTTTTAGGAATGCAATATGGTAAACGAATTCGATTGTATCTGCCAGATAAGCACGTTATGGAACATTTTCGCGCAATGGGAATATTAGATTATTATAGACAACAGAAACGCAACTCAAAAAATTTTTTCAGGCTTGACAAAACATCTAATGCAATGAGGCTGGTTGAGAAAAATATATACGAACTTCCTATTCATATGACAAAAAAATCTCAAGAAATATTACTTTCTCTTATAGGTGAGGTTTATAATAATGCGATAGAGCATTCTGAGGCAAAATATGTTATGGGTGGTTGTTATAAAAAACAAGGGAAAAAGAAATTATATTTTTCATGTTATGATACAGGAATTGGAATTGTAGGATGTGTAAGAAAAGCTTTAGGGAATATTGCATTGTCCATTGAAGATTACGATTTTAACAAGAGGATTATTAAATGGGCATTGCGACGAGGTACTTCAACAAAGCCACCTCCAAGAGGATTAGGATTAGATTGGCTTTTAGATTTTGCTAGATTGAACCATGGCAGAATTACAATTTGTTGTTCGAATGTCGTTTTTGTACAAAATCCATCAGGAGAACATAACTTTTCAAGATTGCAAAATAAATTTCAAGGGACTTTCTTTGAGATGGAAATTATTGAAGATAAAAATGTATTGTATCGATTAAGAGGTGAAGAGATATGACAAGTACAATAATGGTATCGGAATATATAAAAAGTGGCTTTTCGCCGGAAGATGCTAATAAGATGGTACCTATTATTGATAATGCACTTAAAGAACTGGCAGATGGCGAAATGATAATGCTTGATTTTACAGATGTGAAATTTTTTACAACACTGTTTTTTAATCTTACCTTGGGAAGACTTTTGAATCAAATGTCTATAGACGAATATGATAAAAAAATAAAATTAATAAATTTATCTGATGTTGGTAATGTTGCATATCAGCATTCTTTGGACAATGCGAAAAGAAAGATTGCGATTGGTAGTGAAGAGAAAGATGCTCGCACTCGCATTTTAGAGGAACTTATGCAAGAATAATGAGGTAAGTTTTATGGTTAAATTACTTTCGTCAGTAGATTGTAATGAAATAGATGAGAATGAAACTTTTTTTGTAGACACAAATGTGTTATGTGCAGTACATTTTCATACATCTTCATGGAGCAATAACAAAGTTAATGCATATTCGTCTTTTTTAAGCTCGTTATTATTAAAGAATATAACATTATATGTATCGTCTTTAAGCCTCCAAGAGTTTTATCATTTAATAGAAAAAACTGAGCGTAAAATCTATGAGGCGAATAATGGTTCGATAAGTAAAAAAGATTTTAGGAGAAATAAAGTGGAGCGTGCAAGGATAGCTAATGAGTTACAATTAATTCATAAACAGATAGCTGGTCAGTATACTTTAATAGATGATGTTATAGATGTGGATGATGTTTGTAATTTTGTCAATCAGTATACTTCTCATGCCTATGACCCTGTTGATTTCGCAATTGTAAATCATCACGCGTCCAATTGTTCAAATTTCATTACGGATGATAGTGACTTTAAATTAGATTCGAATATCACGGTATATTCATATACATAACTTATGAGAAGTGAAATTCAATAGAACTGCAAATACGGGGATGTGAGATAATACTTCTGTAATAACAAAGGCGGTCCGCTTACTCGAAAGAGTTGGCGGACCGCTTTTGTTATTACGAATATCGGATGGTTTATCGTTTATTATCTATATGAGAAATCCGCAACCGGGTGCGGTTTAGTTTTGTGAGGGAATGGACTGCATGAGGTTGGTGAATAGGCGGCAAGCCTCTTTCTTGCGGTGCTGGGTAACATGGAGATACACCTTTTTAGTCGTTTCGTCGTCTGTTTGGCCAACACGGTCCATGATTTCGTGGAGTTGTACGCCTGCCTCAGCCAGTAAGGAAATATGGGTGTGGCGGAAAACGTGGGGCGTTATCCGCGTATTGATGGGGAGCTGGGCCAAGGCCATCAACCTATCAATGCGGAGCTGCACGGCTTTTTGTGTGCGCGGGTAGCCGTGACGGGTGACGGCAGGAAAAATAAAATCATAATCAGAGTGCCAGTTATCAGCCCAGCGCATTTTTTCAAGGACATATTCATGCCGCCAACTCTTTAAGGCGGCGATAACCTCAGCGGGAATATCAATCACCCGGTAGCCGGCTGTGGTTTTTGGTGGGAGTAGGGTGTAATGTTCGGCCCTGTTATCCGGCGTATAAAGCGTTTTGGAAATGCTTACCGTGTGTTCTTCCATATCGATATCCTGCCAGGTGAGGGCCAGCAGTTCGCCTATCCTCATTCCTGTATAGGCCAGCAGCATAAACATGGCATAATCACCGGATAGGCCCTCTTTGCGGGCAAAGGTAAGGAAAGTATACAAGTGTTCCTTTTCAAGGTATGGCGGCACCTTCTCAATTTGCTGTATGCTGCGGGACTGCCGGCGGGGTGGTTTGGCATATATAGACGGATCCTCTTTAATAACCCGGTACTGGCAAGCGCGCTTGAATACCATACGGGCGGCGGTGTGCGCCCCGCTTATCGTGTTGGCGGCAAAACCGCTTTTGGTAAGTGTGTCCAAAGCGGCCTGATAAATTTTAGGCGTAATAGATTGTATGGGCGCATTGCCAATACATTCACACATAAGGGCCAGTTGGTGCTTGCGGATGCGTACAGAGCTGATTTTGACATTGAGCGCATAGCTTTCTAACCATTCGGCGGAAAAATCACGGAAGGAAATATCATTGATGGGGACAAATGCGTGTCGATCCAGCGCGGTTTGTTCTTCAGCGGCAGCAAGTTGGGCGGCACGTTTCGTCTTAAATCCACCCCGCTGTATTTCAATCGGTTTACCAGTTTGCGGATTGGTGCCCGCCTTTATGCGGAAATACCATTTATCCCCGCGTTTGCGGAACGATGCCATAAAATCACAACCTTTCAGCAGGGACGGCCTTTTTATATAACAAATATGAAGGCGTATAAAGTTTGACAATACACGCAAAACATGATAACATTGCAGTATAAAGAAATCACAGAGGGCGGAACTGGCAGCCGCCGCCGGATGGCCGCAAGGCTTGATTAGGAGATGCAGGATAGTCACCCTGCCTTGATTTCATCGTGGGAGGCGTAACCTTATGGTTGCGCCTTTTTCGTATGCGCTTTTAAGTAACCGCCGTCTGCATACTGCTTAAACTTCCATTCTTCAAAGGTAAAGATTGTCCGGGCAAAGGCATTGCCCTTAGTGGAAACCCGGACACCTATTACAACATGCTTATCAATGGTCTTGATATACTTGATAGAGTTGTCCCTGGGATTCAGATTTACATAATCTGGAGCGGCCAAAATATCTTCCAAATGGTCAAAATAATTTTGGTAATCCTCCGGATGACTTTCCTGCATGTGTTTGATATTGGATTCACCGAGCAATATGGGCGTACCTGCAGGCAGGGAAAGCCCCAATAATTCAATGGCCTTTTCGTCGATGATGCCGACTTGTCTTGCTTTCATGATAATCCTTTCTCACAATTCCCGCCTGACCTCAATAACCCGGCCTATAATCTTTACGAGCAAGTCCTTATTTTTTGATTGGTGTGGAATTGTGGGGGAGTGGTTTGATTTGTTCCTTCTCAACCTGTTTTATGCTTTTTGTCGGTGTAGGAAGGTTTTCCGGCATTGTACCGCCTAGCTCTGCAATGGTTTGGCGCACTTTGCGGCCTACATCAAAGTGAGCCTGGTTCGCGGCCTGCCTGCCGTGGATATTCTCTCGGCGTAATTTCTCCTCTGTCTGGGTGGCACGGAAAAGATTTGCCGCAAGTTCGGTGCCGCTCATATAGTCAAGGATTTGCTGGTCTTTCTGTAGCCCCTTGCGGGCATGAATACCCTTAGCAGTAAGTCCGCCATATAATCCCTTATAGCCTTCATCCTGAAAAACAGCATACTCAAAGCCTTGCTCAATTCCGGCAGCTTTTGCGGCATTGGCAAGCATTTTATTACGTTCTTTCATCTGTTGCCGTATAGCCAACCGTTTAGCATCTTCACTAAGCTCGCCGCATTGCTCAAAGATTTCCTGTTGGCGTGTTTTGACCGCAAAATAGGTTTGTGCCATAGCAATGGCCTTCTTGCGCGGATCACCATTCATGGCGATAAGGTAGCAGGCATAGCGGGAAAGATGGTAATCTGGAATTTCTTTTACGCCACCATTGGGCATTGGCGATGTTTTGCCGACGTCGGCAAAATGTTCGGAAACCTTGTTACCGCTGGCTTCACAGGATATCATTGCGCGCTCGATGGTTTCGGAAAAACGACGCCATTGTTTATACCCCAGCACCGGCATAAGTTCCCGTGCTGTCCAGTATTCGCATCCTGTTTCGTCTGTATGCTTAATAGATTCAAAAGCAGATTCACCCTGCGCTATTGCATTATCATCAAAGAAAAAGAAAAAGAACATAAGTTTTCCTCCGGTTTATTTTCTTCTTTCTGGGCATACAAAAAGGCCCCTGCCTAAGCAGGAGCCTCTTCATGGCGCATCCACGCCATACCTTGTATTATTTGGGAGTCAAAGCCCAATCTGTACATTCATTGTACATTTTTTGTGGCTAATCGTCAAGGCTTCCTGCTTGAAAATATTTTTCTTTTATCAAGGTACATATTTCGGTCAATATAAACTCTGGCACGCATACGCCATACAGTTCATCAGACTGTTTTACTGGTGTGATGATTCTTTGCTTGCTAACAGTGGTTATTTGGCGTGTGTCAACAATAGAGCCTTTATTCATCTTTTGCGATAAGGATATTAAAGGCATAATTCGCTGTTGCAGCTTACGCTCAAACTCCTGCAAGTATATGGGGAGTTGCGCCATTTGCTCATCTTTATCGAGCTTTCGCAATTCATCAATGGAGTCCATAGCATCTTGATATGGTGCTTTGGCCAGTTGGACAGAGGCTTTTTCGATAATAAGCTGGGAAATAGGGATAGGCAACTCATATTCCCCAGGGCGCAGGCCTCGCTCAGCGTGTTTAGGCTTTTTGGAAACCATCGGGATGATGGTTATAAGCCCATCTTTTTTGCGGTTGTCGTTGTCCAATACTATGCCATAGTGCGGGCCACCGAGTTCGTGCCCTATACGGAAACCGAGATTTACAAAGACAATCTGCCCACGCTTGTAATTAGGCAAGTATGAGGGGTGGAAGGTTTTCTCATTCTTCACATAGCGGATATACTGCCGCAACCACATAACAAACTTTACTGACCAATCATAATTCTGCCTTACTTTTTCTTTTATGAAACTGGCGTATTCGCGGAATACAGACCGACGAAAGTGCCTAAAATCTGCGCTATTTGCTTTGTCGCGCAAATGGTTCTTACTAAAATCCATCTTATCATTCCTTTCTCATTGCCCTTCGGGGGTGGCTTATTTGTGCTGTTTTTGCAATAAAATGGTATAATATACCTAGATATATTGCAGAAAGTGAGGGGCGGTTATGAGTAAACTTTTAGCGACAATCAAAATTCGATGCGAATATGAGCCCGAGGAAAAGGATATCCGAATAGAGTCGACATCAAAAGGCAGAACGCAGATGGAGATTGTCTTAAAATCCAAGTCGTTTCGAAATGTAAGCTGCTCCAGCGGCCTCCTGCATGCCGAGCCATGATTCGAAGTCAGTGGTGTTTCTGACATACTCATCAAACTCGTCATCGGGGATGGCTTCAAATTCTTCTTTGGTGGTACCATAACCGCCCTGAATGAGAAATTCATCAAAAGAAGATGCTTTGGTGTGCTGACGCATAAAATCGGCATTATAGAGTTCGGAGAATGGAACCTGATGTTCTCCTTCTAATGCCTCTGCGCGCTGCTGTAGGTCTTTTAACTTATCCAAACCTGTGATTTTACATGACATAGTTTTTCATTTCCTTTCGTACAGCCGTCCTTCGGGGCGGCTCTTTTTATGCATGAATTACAACAAAGTGGTATAATATAGGGAAGATATTGCAAAAAATGAACGGAGGTGGTTGCTATGAAGAAAAAGTTATTATGCATATATTGTGCCCTCTTCTGCCTTTATGTAAGTGAGCATATAGTAAGAAACAGCACGGATGTCATTAACACGACATTCAATCTGGTTCTATTCGCCGCTGGCGTGTTTACTTTTACGGGCTTCCTTTGCTGTGATGAGCATGATGATTAGCACCCAAAGATAAAGATGGTATTCATCATCTATCTGGTATAATGGGGAGTAAAGGGGGGCGGCGGAAAATGAAATGGATGTCTGCTTTTGGTGGTGTCATAGTCTGCGCAACACTGGCTACTATGATAGTGGAGAAAGGTTACACTGGCTTAACTCTGACAGCTTCGCTTTTCATGCTGGGATTGTTTTGCATAAAAACGGCAGAATGCTATCTGCTGGAGCAAAAGGTGATTGCCAGGGCACTTTTCCCGGAGCCGGTATATAACTTGACTGTGACAGTGGTCATTAATTTCTTTTGGCTGGAGTGGTATACAGTAGGAACAATCCTCACCGTCTGGCAGTTACTTCTGTGGTTTAGGCCAGGCTTTTTCTACAGTCTGCTTGAGCGCCTCCACACCTGCAAAGAGTGGTGCAAACTGAGGGCAGCATACTTCGACAAAAAACTTAATCCATAGGATCAGGAGCTTTATCCGCTCATTGTTTATGATCTGCATCATCTTCTCAGCGTGTCTTATGGCACGCTTTCTTTGTTTCTTTGCCACGGCAGGGCGGGGCCTGTTCGATGTATCCATGGGGACTGGCGGCGGTGGCAGGATTTCTTTCAGCCTCGAGTCTGATTCATACAATGGCTTTATGGTTTGGTATATTTCCCTGGCAGTGCGCAAAACATCAAAAGCACTCGAATTGAACTGCTTAGCACCAGAGATTGCGGAACGTGCGGTAATGATCTGGGCACGTTCTAGCTGCGCTATAGCCGGCTCAACCATTCGGCGCATTTCCTCGATGCGTTCTCTCTCCTGCAGGATGCCGCTTTTCTCAATAGCTTGCATGAGTGGGGTATATTGTGCCTTCACTCCTTTTAGATATTCGTAGTTGTTCATTTCATCAAAATCCTTTATCATATAGGTGTTATTACTTTCATGTGTTTGGGGCCGCCCTTCGGGGTGGCTCTTTTTTATTGCGAGGTTCGGGCGGGGATGTGCGAGGTTCATATTTATGCATAATTATCGAAAGCGATTCCTTATTCTCTTGATGAGCTTTTCCACTCCGGCCCCTCCGAAAGCTACATAGCGCTCCATGAAATCATCACCCATAACCTCTTCGGCAATAATGGTATAGGCCCGGGATTCATCAAAAGGGCCATAACGAGCTTCGATTGTGTCCATGGTATCACTGATAAATGTTGCTACTTTCTTATCCAGTAAAGTTTCGCGATAGGTTTCCAGCGCCTTTTTGATATCCTCATCTTCATAGGCCTCGGACTGTATGCTGCCAAATACTGCCTTGCAATGGTATGACATGGTGGGGGTGAGCCTTAAATGTTGCCCTGCATGTGTTACCTTGACACCATCGGGCACCTTGGCAGGCTTATTGTTTATCTTCGCGGGGATTACGACGGTCTTACCTTCGGCCAGGGCTTTGGATGCGGCCTTTTTCGTTGCTTTGGCTAAGCCTTTGCCTGGAACATATTCAAGGGCTTCATCATCACTTGGCCAGGAGTCGCGCAAAGCAAAGTGGACCATCCTTTTTGCTTCATCGGATGCATCATGATAGGCCACCAGTAAATCATGGTCTGCTTTTGGTATTGCCCGGGGTGGGGGATCCGGCTCTATACCCATAATGGTAAGAGGGGATACACGAAGCGCTTTGGCTAATGCCGCAATTCTATCCCGGCGCATATTGTCGATTTCACCAGACTCCCATCTTGAAACCGTGGCTTTACTAACGCCGACACTCTTTGCCACTTCATCTAATGTTAAACCTAGCTCTTTTCTACGTTCGGCTAGTGATTGATTATTATGCATAGACATAGTTACACCTCCTAATTCTATTATAATTGCCGTGTTGCATTATCGCAATTACGAAAACGCAAAAAGTAAATAAAAATATAAAAAAAGTGTTGACAAAACGCAACTAAGGGTATATTGTAAGTTACGTAAACGGAACAGAGCAGAACACGAAGGAGGCGATAATGTGTTCCAGAAAAATGAGTTTATGGCCGAGTTGGTACGACGTGAGCTAACTGTAAAAACGGTTGCTCAAAAGGCCGGGATGAACGCCGCAACCCTTCATCGAAAAATGAATGGGGAAAGCGATTTCTACAGGGGCGAGATTGAAAAGATTATCCAGTTCCTGGGATTGAGCGGTGCGGATGTTCTAAGAATTTTTTTTGCCGAAAAGGTTGCGTAAACGTAACCAGAAATCAACAAAAGGAGGAATAACCAATGAAGTACACAGAGCACGGCTTACAAATCAGCATTGACGAATTACGGCGGCTGTTAACTGATGCAGAAAACGAAGCCAAGTATCACGACAAAGAGGGGTGCATCTATATCAAAGGTGGGGAAAAACCGACCATAACCCAGTACAGCGTTTATGCGGAGTGCAACCCCACCAATCACACCTATGGGGTTAGGTAAGAAAGGAGTTTCGCATGAAAGCACAGACAACCGTTAACACCAATTTGGAGCAGGCAATAAACACCATTCTACCGGTAGTAGCAACGTTGACAGACATGGAATGGGCGCGAATTTCGGGGATTATCAAGCATGCGTATAGCATGAAAGCCGCCAAGACGATGCTTGACGGCTCTGACATGGAAAACTTAAACATTTCTTTACGGCATGAACTTTTAGATGAACCGTATTCTAAGTTGGTTCAGAAACAATCTGAATAAACATAGGACTGATTCGGTAATCTTTCCCCTTGTAGCTGATATTTACATAAGGGGTGCTGTAAAGAGAGTTTTCCTTATCCGGCTTAAATGGATTGTAGATTTTGGCGTCTTCTTTCCACCATTGAGCCGGTGGCAACTGGTTTTCACCAATGACGCAACCATCATCGTCATTTAGACAAACCCATTTGCCGACAAGACATGCATAGACTTTTGTCATCTTTATCACCTCCACGATGGAGGTTCGACATCAGCAGGATAACTCCTGCCGAGAAAGGAGACATAAACCATGGATTTTTACGGATTAGTACGAGAACATAATGAAACCATGACACCATATACCAACCCCAAAATAGAAAAAGCCGTCAAGGATATAGGCGTTATCCTCAACGGCTTCACGGTTCAAGATGCGGCTATCACTTTAGGACTCGCACAGAACCATCTTTGGGCGGCACAGGTTGCCATGAAAGGAGACATAAACCGTGGGGCAGACAAAAGAAAAAAACCCTGATATGAGCGTATCAGAGCTTTTGAGGGAGCAAATACAGCTGCTTGCTGAATGGAATAAAACGGCTTTCAACAATAGCAGCGATGTCGAATTTGCTGAACAGGCAAGAAGAAATGTCGAGACGATTTACAAGGTTTCTACCTACTTAGAGCAGTCAGGGAGCGTAGAGCCCGACATCGAAAGGATTGCCTTGAAGATATACGAGCTTCTTGCAGGGGCACAGAGTAATTACAATCCGATTAAAGATGTAAAACCTGCTAGTCTCCCCAAAATCCTAGTGGACGGCGTGGCTTGTCCTTTGCCTGCCGTGGTAACCCTATCATTATCAGAAGCTGAAGAGATGGTTCACGAAAACAAAGACGAATTGCTTGCCCGTCAGCGCAATGACCGGAAAGGGATAGAATACCACCTCTCGTGATAGAAATCATATCAAGGGAAAAAGTAAATCCGCTATAGACCAAGCCGACCTCTTGATCTTGTGGCAGGGATTTTTCAAATGATTTGATTTCATCAACAAAAGCATGGAATACAGGATGTTCATATTCAGTATCCATATTATCACCTCCACAATGGAGGTTCGACACCGGCAGGATAACTCCTGCCGAGGAAGGAGACATAAACCATGAGCGGTACATATAAGGATTTAGCCCTGCTATTGGAGCAGGCGGCGGAGTTGGTGCGGCGGCAGGCTGAGGAAAACGAGGCTTTACGGCGCAAAGAGCAGGCACACGAGCAGGCCCGCCGTAAATATGGTATGCTGGCAGATTTGCCGGACGTTATCACGGCCAAAGAAATAGCGGCTTTTCTACGGATAAACCAAAACACCGTATACGAAATGTTCAAAGCTGGGAAAATCAAGAGCTTTGGCGGCGGTGCAAATGGCAAATCCATACGCTGCATGAAAGCTGATTTTATTGAATGGCTGGATAGAGAGCGCAACCAGTCGCAACAGGAAGAAAGTACCCCGGATACCTACGAAATGCCCATACAGATAACCAAAGGGGCAAGACGGCTGCAAGTTGTATAAGGGAAGTTACGATTATGGCTATGGAAACTTTACACAAAGCATATTTCTTCAAGGAGTGGGAAGATAAAGCAAGGCGACACGCCTATATTCTTTACTACGTGGTGGGAGAAGATACAGGCCGCCGATACTTCAAGATATTTACCCCGGATGGGGAGGCCAGCGGCACAACGATAGCACTATCACTTTATTGTAACCCGGATGATTTTAATAACATGGTGGCCGTTATGAAAGCTATGATTCAGCCCGTGGAGGTGGTTGTGGAATGAAAAAAGAGAAATTTAACGTAAGGCGCGGCGCCGCTTGCTTACTGCTGGCGGCAACAGCCTTCTTTTTTTGCGGCGCTTACAATGGCGACCAGATATTAGTGGAAGATACCCACATCGTACAGCCGGGAGATACCCTTTGGAGCATCAGCGAAGAATATATGCACCGTAATACCGGCGGGCGGCGCTACATCATGGAATTCATGGAGGGCGTAAAGGAGCTTAATCCGTGGATTAAGGAGAACGGCTATACCATCCACCCCGGCGACCGGGTAAGGGTCAATTATTGGGTGAAAAAACAAGAGTGAGGATGTTTGCAAGATGAATTATAACGACTTTTTGAAGTCCAAGATGGTCATTGCTCCTAAAAGCGGCCTGACCATAAGCCGCGATGAAATCAGCGACACCTTAAAGCCCCATCAGAGGGACGCGGTATATTGGGCTGTGACAGGCGGGCGGCGGGCAATATTTGCCGCTTTCGGCTTGGGCAAGACCATTATTTGGACATGGCTGAAAAGCTGGATAAGGACGGGAAACTGCCTGCTTCTTTCATGGTCGTGGCTCCCGGCTCATGGAATCAGACGAGCTTATCTTTGACCCATTCGGCGGGCTGATGACCGTGCCGGTGAGAGCGTTGAAATTAGGCCGTCGGGGAATTGCCACCGAATTAAACAGCGATTATTTCCGCGATGGTGTCGGCTATCTCAAACTGGAAGAAAGCAAGATGAGCGAACCTACCTTGTTCGATTTAGCCAATATTCCCATGAAAGCATAAAAAAAGAACCCGGCACAGGATAAAACCGCCGCCGGGTTCGGATTTCAAAAAATGCAAGGCAGGCTGCCTTTTCGGCCTGCTAAACTATGACCATTTACCGACCCCGTAGGGGTGTTCAACCTACAAGGACACGGCTATGAAAAAATATATTAAAAGAATTGTTAAAGCTGGAAATACAGTAGAAATTACCAAATATGCAGTAAGTGGCAAGAGAGATTTAACTGGAGAGTCAGATTCAGATTATGGAGCAGCTCAAAAAGAATGGAAATGGAAACGGGCAGAAGATAGTTGCAGATGGTATCTAAATGAGAATTTCCATCCGGGGGATTTATGGATGAGGTTTAGTTATCCCCGGGGAGTGAGGAAACCACCGGCAGAAATCAAAGCGGATATTGAGAAGTTTTTCAAAAAGCTCAGGAGACTCTATCGAAAAGCAGGAAAAATCCTGAAATACATTTACACCGTAGGAATAGGCAGCCGGGGCGGAATGCATTTTCATGCAGTATTTTCAGAGTTTGATTCAGCAAAAATAGAAGAGCTATGGCAAGATGTGGCCGGAACAGAGGAAAACCCATACCCAAGTGTGAATACCCGGCATTTGGACCGGCAGGGTCATTATGGTGACATAGCCGCATACCTCATAAAAAATGCGAAAGAGACCTACGGGACAGAAAATCAGATTTTTGGCAAGCGCTATTGTTCCAGCCGGAATTTAGCCCCACCGAAAATCAAGCGGGTGGAAGTAAAAGCCGGGAGTTGGGTAAAAACGCCAAAACCGAAAAAAGGCTATTACATTCTGAAGGATTCCATACGGGAAGGGAAATTTGAAAGCGGCTTCCCGTATCAGTCCTATATCATGGTGCGGTTGCGGATTTAAGCCGCTAAGCAATAAACAGAGTTGTTCACATTATCCACAGGAGGAGATTGATTTGCGAATAAGGAGCAGTTGGGGTGGTACTCCAAAATTGAAATCCGTTCAGGGGGCAGTAAGCAATGCTCGCGGGCGGGAGTTTGAGTCTTGGATTGATGAAGCCTGCCAGCTTTACAAAGACAGGGGCATTGCCTATATCGAGAAAACGCCGGAACCTTTTCACTGTCTAAAAAAAGATAAGCGTGGACGGGCAGTAGTCCAATTTATCCACCATGCGCAACCGGATTATAAGGGCGTACTGCTAAATGGCCAGGCGATAATCTTTGAGGCAAAATGTACCGGCAAAGACAGGATATTACAAGATGTGCTGACTGATAACCAGTCGGAAATGCTGGGAGCCTATCAGCGATTAGGAGCTTATACCGCTGTATGCGTAGGGATACGGGACAATTATTTTTTTGTGCCTTTTCATATATTTGAACACATGAAAGAGTTTTTCGGCCGCAAATATGCCACAGTGGAAGATTTGAAACCATGGGCGGTGCGGTTCAATGGGGCGGCAGTTTATTTTCTGGATAATGCTGCCGTGGTTCCAAAAGAATAGGAGGGTGTGTAATGGCAAATTTAGAGGATTTGAAAGAACAGGCCAAACGGAAGGTTGAAGCGGAGATGACGGAGCCGGATTCTCCCATCGGGCAGATTGGTATGATATGCCTGACATGGATTGATTATGCAGATAATGCGGCAGAGATGATTTTGGGAGAAGGGAAAACGCTGGCCGGCGCTTATGAAGAAATCCGCAAATATGCGCAAAAAAATCAGAAAAGCGGTCAGACGTGCGTAGAACCGACAAAGACATTCGAGCTGGTATTGGAATATTTCGGGCAGGATGATCCCAAAGGCATCATTGAGGGCGGCCTTATGTATAGGTGTATGATGGCGGCGGCAGCCAGCTTCAAGCCCTATAACATGAATGGACCCGAACCGCCTGCCCCTGTACCTGTACCGCAAAAAACGCAACCGGGCGCGGATTTGATGGCAGCCCTCAACGCATTGAGCCTGGAGGATTAAAGCTATGGCAGGAAAGAATGTGCCCAAAACGGTTTCTGAGGTGCTGGAACATTTCCGGCCATTGGAGCAGGAGCCGGATGTGGTGGAAATGGTCCGGGAGGAAATGAACGTACATTTCTTTGTAGATGATGAGGCCTACAGGCATAAAGCATGGTGTAGCCATTGCAGGGAATGGGTGGATTTAAAAAAATCCAAGCATAGGGCTGTGACAACCTGCCCTAATTGCGGGGAACAGGGGGACGTAATCCATACCTGGCGCGGCTATAAAAACTTAGTCGACAGAACCCTGACATATATCTATAGCAAATCCGCCAAATCTTCGGAGGACACCATCACGGCGCGGGCGGTTTATATGGAGTGCCGCTGGTATCAGGAAAACGCACAGCATACCACCTATACGCTACCATGGGATATAGTCACTTACATGGCAGTGGACAGCTATTATGTATTTGTCTACGGGCAGGGAGCGGTACAGACAAGACCAGTCAATAATTCCCGCCATAGCGCGCGATTCGGTGGAGCTCAACAAACGATAAGCAAATCCATAAATGACAGATTAAGTGTATACGCTAACGGTTGCTTTGGTCAGCCCAGACATATAACACTTGCCGTTGACGAGGACAGCATAGACGAGGCAGTGAAAGACACGCCGTTCCGTTATGTCTGGGATGAAATCAGCGGCAGCTTCACTGACCGGGGAACCATGAGGGCATACATACAGGTTTTCAGCAAAATTGCAAAGTACCCTTCGCGGTGGAGGCGTTGGCAAAAATGGGAAGCCCTACCCGTGATTGGTTATACCAGTTGACAGAGGGCGGGCGTACAGCGGGCGGCTTAATTAACTGGCGGGGCAAGACTCTTGGCAAGGTTTTTCGTTACAATCTGTCCAAAGAGGAAAAAGCATGGCTAAGAACAGCAGGAGCCACACAGATATATGTCGGTAGCCTGTTCGAGGCGTGGGCATGGTTGCGAAAACAGGGCAATATGAGTATCACCATGATGGATATAGATAAGTATTGTATGTGGGATATTGCAGCCATGAAAAAAGCGCAGGAAGTAATCAGCCTGCCGCGCCTGATGCGCTACCTTGACCGCCAACAGAAAGAACATTCGCACCATGTCAGGATTACTTTAGGTATCTATCTTGACTATCTGAACGATTGCCGGGAACTGGGGGCGGACATGACCAAGAAATCCGTTTTTATGCCTCGTGACCTGGTAGAGGCCCATGATGCCCTGAACCGGGAAATCCGGCAGATAAGGGAATTGCAGCGCGAAGAAGAAGAACTCAAAAAATCCCGAGGCAGAAAGCGGCAGGCTGGGCAGAAAAACAAGCTCTATAAGAAACTCAGGAAGAAAATTCTGCAACAGTATGCTTTTGAAGCAGACGGCATGATGATTTATGTCCCCAAGAAGCTAGAAGAACTCATAGACGAAGGTATAGCCATGCACAGCTGCGTGGGCGGCTATGTTGACCGGGTAGCAGAAGGAAGAACTATTGTTGTATTTATCCGTTCGGTGGCAGACCATAGGGAGCGTATTGGTACTATGGAAATCAGTCGGGACGGAACCAGCATTATACAGGCACGAGCAAAATATAATCAGGATTTGCCGCCGGAGGCAGCAGATTTTGTCCGGAAGTTCAAAGAAATCAAAATAGATAAGATTATTAGGAGGAAATCCGCATGATGGAAAATATGGAAAATATGCCGGCAGCGGCAGCAGAAAACAACGTTATGGAAACCAATGAGCAGAAACTGGCCCGTCTGGCTACTGAAATTAACACGATAAAAGCACAGGTGCAGGCGGTGGTACAGAATGCCACACTGGAAATCGGCCAGCGACTGGTTCAGGCGAAAGCGGCTGTACCACATGGATTGTGGGGAAAATGGCTTAGTGAGTCTGTGGATTATTCGGAACGTACAGCGCAAATGCTCATAAGCACATTTGAGCGATTCGGCAATGGACAGCAAAAACTTTTTGGGGCAAGTGTTGACCCGGAGCTGGTAGCGCAGCTCAACCGTTCCCAGCTGTTCACGCTCATGTCCATTAAGAATGAAGATGAGTGTATCGCTTTTATGGAGGAACACCGGGAAGACCTGCCGGACATGTCCAAACGAGATTTGGAAAAGGCCATTCGGGAACGTGATCAGGCGCGGCAGGATTTAGATGCGTGGCGGACACAATGCGCCGACCTGACCGATAAGGCTGACAAGGCGGCACAAAAGGCAGAAAAGCTCAAGGCAGAACTGGCCAAACTTAAGGCCGACACGGCGGCGGGCGGCGAGGAAGTCGAAAAGCTCAAAGCTGAAAACGAAAAATTGCAGAAATCGCTTGACCTGGAAAAAAGCCACGCTGTCGGTTCATATAATGATGCCATTGAAGCTCAGCGGCAGCTTTGTGAGGAACGGGCTAAATATGAAGAACAAATCAAGATACTCAAAGAAGCTCAGGAAAATGCTGATAGTGAGGAATTACATCGGGTGCAGGTAGAGTCAGCAGCTAGGGCCGGGCGGATTAAAGACCTCGAAAAAGAATTGGAGAACCTGAAAAAAGCACAGCCTGCCTCAACGGTGGAGATTAGTCAAGGGGAAAAAGACTTTGGCAGGCACTTTGAGAACTGCAAGGCCGAATTTACTGCCCTTATGAATGCCATGGGAACCATACCGGCAGAAAATCAGGATAAGTGCCGGGGAAAGATGCGTAAAATGCTGGACCTTATGAACCAGCTGATAGGCTAGAAAATGGAGGCGTTTTCAAATGGGAAATTTTGCAAAGCAGATGAAGCGCAAGCAGCTGCAGAAATCCAATAAGGGAGCAGCTCAGGTCATGAGACAAGCCGGCAGGGCAGATAAGCAGGTAATGACCGCCTATGAACGGCAGAATGTTACTGATATGCTCACTGAAATAAATACGGCTCGAGATTTAACGATTATTTTCTTTGTGGCAGCACATCGAATCTTTGGATTCGCTGGAAAACGGCTCAAGCGGCTAGTAGAAAAGATGGGGTCACATATCGAGTGTATCCGGCAGGGCTATGTCACGGTGAGAGATATTGAGAAAATCCTTGAGGAAGAGGCCCACATGGTCATTGACCATAAGGACATAAAGAAGGTTTCCCGTACCCGTTCCATAAAATGGAGGGTACAGGGAGAAATGACAGCAGCCTTCCTGATTTCATTATTGGATGGTTGGGGATATAAGAAGGTACGGTTGGAGCGAGTGTATGAAGAAGCTGCCCGGATTGCAGACGGGCTTGCCACAAAAGAATTTACCATGGAAGATTTGAAAGAACTACTGACAGGTGAAGCTCACTATACAAACGAGGCAGTGGCATGATGGTTAAATAATCAGGAGGAAATATGATGGATAAGAAAACACTGATAGACAAGGTAAAAGAATGTGAAGCCTTTGAGACAGAAAATAGAATGGGGAAAATTTACGAAGCCAGAGCAAAGGCCAAAGCAATACAGGAAGCAGAAAGAAAGTCTTTTGAAGAATATAACAGAGGATTCATAGATGGCTTTCAGGATGGCTACGGCAGCGCTGTTGATGCGTTGGAAGATACGCTTAGAAACTGTGATGGTGAGGTGGAGGCTGAAAAAAGCGAAGCGCCCAGCAATGACCTGCCTTTGCCGGTAGTGAGAGTTGGGAATAGAGAAATGAAACGCTGCAGTACAGTTGATTGGCTGGCCAAGGTAATAGAAGAAGTAAGCGAAGTAGGAACGGCAAAAAATGAGCCATGTATGGTTGAAGAGATAGCTGATTTTATAACCGTAGGCATATCATGGCTGAACGCTCTGGGCTATAACGAGCAAGCCAGAGCAAAGATTTTTCGGGCGGTTAATGCCAAGAACCGGGCCAGAGGCTATTTAGGTGATAAATCATGAGCAAAATGCGAAGGCGAATTTTAGGGCACACGGAAACGATGGGCTATACAAAGTTGGAGAGCCTTGACTGGTGTCTGCGGACAATCAACCGCAAACGGCGTGTTATAGGTAAGGCGGAACTCAGAAAGAGGCTGGCCAAGGATTTAGCAAAGGTAAAGGAATGACGGATGAAGAGTTGGGGACGTGAAGAAGATGAAGAAAATTAAGACTAATATGTGTGATTGCTGCAAAGAAATTTGGAATCAATGCAATATCAGTGAAGTAAGTTTGGGAGAACGCAGCCTCTATTTATGCCCAGATTGTTTTAAGGAATTTAAAGCTCTAACGAATCTACCAGAATCCTATCTGATGATTTCAGAGTTTGAAAAAGACAATGATGAAAGAAGAGTTGACGTCAAAATTAAAAATTTGACCGTAGAAGATATTTGCTTTTCGGTTGGTGCGTTATTGAGGGAAATAACTGAAGAAAATTTCGATAATAAATTAGAGAGGCTGTTTTTCAAATTGCAAGCCGTACAAGATATTTGTACAATGCTCGATTTGAAACCAATAGCAAAAAGTATTGAAAATGCAATAAATCAAGCAAAGAAACTGCAATAAAATATTTTTGTAGCGGGCGGCGCATAACCGCCCGTTTTTGCTGTGTTCTTCAAGATAATGTGGTAAAATAATAACAGAGGTTTAGGGAGGGCACATCATGGAGAGTAAAAAGAAATACAAGAATTTTATTCAGACCACAAGAAGCTATCTGAAGCATTTACGACAGTTTCGGATAGCGACGGAGAACATGCGAGAACAGCTGGCCCTTTGGCGTAAGGAATTGCAGGACATCGATGCTTTTATAGCGGCGCCCATTGCGCAGTATGGGGGCGGCACGGGACATGGGACGGCAGAATTAAACAGCGTGGAAGCTGCTGCTGCCCGTCGTGAAAAGTTGCTTCCCTGCATTGAACGCACTGAAAAAGAACTGGATAAGGTGGAGCATATCATCAATACTATAGGCAGATCCATGACGGTGCTAGATACAGAAGAATTGCTGCTGCTGGAAGGCCATTACATAAAGGGTCAAAGCTGGCGTGAGATATCGGATAACCTGTATATTTCCGAGAAGTGGGCGGCTGAAAAAGGCGGCAGGGCCATCAAGAAACTGGCAGAAGCAATGTTTGCGGATATGGTCAGCAGACACCAGCTTTCCTTCATATTTGCAAGCTGACTGTGGATAACTTATGAAATCTGTGGATGAAACAGGAAAATCACAGGAAAACAACAGGAAAAAAGTACGGAAAACCGATGTATAATAGTATCATAAAGTTTTGGGCAAAAGCCCGAGACTCCCACTTAAATCCTCTAAATTGGAAAATTCCCCTAAGAAGACGGCGAAGCTATAAGCTAGCCGCCTTTTACTTTGATATAGGCAGGACGAGCACTTTGCAGATTTGCAGAGTGCTTTTTTGATGGGCATAACCGCAACCGGGCGCGGATTTGTGGATTGATGGCAAATTCGCCGCCTGGTGGGCGGCTGGAAAGGATGATTTTTGTATGGGCGGTGGTGGATGATGTGAAGGAACAGAAACTAACGGCGCGGCAAAGCCTCTTTGTAAATTATTACATCGAGACAGGCAACGCTACAGAGGCCGCTCGCCGGGCTGGATACAGCGAGAAGTATGCCAACACCAACGCTGGAAAAATACTACAAAATACTACAATCAAAAAGGCCATCACCGCGCGGATGAAGCAGCGAGAGAAGAAAAGCATTGCCAAAGCCGATGAGGTGCTGGCATTTCTTACAAAGGTTTTGCGTGGGCAGGTAAAAGATGAGCAGATAGTAGTGTTAGGCACTGGCGGAGGGAAAAGCCGGGCCGTCAAGGAGGAAGTGAAGGTTTCTTCCCGGGACAGGCTAAAGGCGGCAGAGCAGCTGCTCAAACGGTACCCAGCTACGCTGGATAAGGCCGAACAGAAAGCACGCATTAAGAAGCTGGAAGCCGACCTCAAAGCTATGGAGGCAGAAAAGGCGGTAGCGGCTGATGATGTGGTAATCGTAGATGATTGGATGTGTGAGAATGACAACGAAAATACATCTTCCTGATATTGTGGCACCGCATTTCAAGGAGCTCCATATAGATATTCAGAAACATGGCCATACATTCTATTGGGAAGAAGGCGGCCGGGGTTCCACAAAATCATCCCATATAAGCGTGGAAATACCCTTGCTCCTGCTCAAACACCCAAACTGTCACGCTGTTATCCTGCGCAAGGTCGGGAATACCATCAAAAACAGCGTATATCCGCAGATGCAATGGGCAATTGATAAGCTGGGACTAACAAGCCGGTTCAAGTTCAAAACAAGCCCCCACGAAATCACCTACAAAAAGACAGGCCAAAAGATTCTTTTCATGGGCGTGGATGATCCACAAAAAATCAAGTCGATAAAACTGCCTTTTGGCTATATCGGGATTTGCTGGTGTGAGGAGCTTGACCAGTTCGATGGCATGGAGGAAATCCGAAACCTCAATCAGTCGCTTTTGCGTGGCGGCGATGCGTATTGGTGGTTTGGTTCATTCAATCCGCCCAAAAGTCAAAACAACTGGGTCAATGAGGAGAAACTACTGGAGGACGCTGACCGGCTTATCCATCATTCAGATTATCGAGGAGTACCAGTCGAATGGTTAGGGCAGCGTTTCATTGATGAGGCAGAAAAGCTCAAAGCCAAGAACCTGCGCAGTTATGAACATGAATATCTGGGGAAAGTCACCGGCACGGGCGGCGCTGTCTTTGAGAATGTCGAAGATATGGAAATGACCGACGAGCAGTTAAGTCAATTTGACCGGCTATATTATGGGCTTGACTACGGCTTTGCAGTTGACCCTTTGGCATTTCTTTGTATCTACTATGATTCAAAGCATGAGGATGTGTATATCTTTGATGAGATATACCAGCAGAAACTTTCAAACAGTAAGGCCGTGGAGCTGATAAAGCCGAAAGCGGCTTTTAGGCGAGTAATTGCCGATTCTGCTGAACCTAAGAGCATTGCTGAAATGCGAGGCATGGGGCTGAATATTACAGGGGCGCGAAAGGGGCCTGATTCCGTAGACCATGGCATTAAGTGGCTGCAGGATAGGGCGCACATCTACATCGACAAGCGCCGGTGCCCGAACACCTATAAGGAATTTGTCATGTATGAGTATGAGAAAAACCGTCAGGGGCAATTTATCAGCGCCTACCCGGACGCTAATAACCATGCGATAGACGCTGCACGCTACGGGTTGAGCGAAGCTATGCGGGCGGGTGGCGTGAGAGTATTCAAGTAAGGAGGTGAGTGAATGGAAATTGAAGCAGCCAAAAAGCTGATTGATAAGTATATACAGGGCCATGCTGATTTTATGGCGCGGGCGGCTGAAGGGGAAAGATATTATCGTGTACAAAACGACATTATATTTCGCAAGCCAAAACATAAGGATGACACCCGGCAGGCAGAAAATCCCCTGCGGAATGCGGATAACAAAATACCGTTTTCCTTCTACCAGCTATTAGTCAATCAGAAAGCCGGCTATATGTTCACAGCTCCGCCGCTGTTCGATACAGGCAGCGAAGCGTTGAACAAAGCCGTAGCGGAGGCCTTGGGCGATAGATACGCGCAGAAGGTAAAAGAACTGTGTATCAATGCCAGTAATGCGGGGGTAGCGTGGCTGCATTACTGGATAGATGAGCAGAAGGGATTTTGCTATGGCGTTGTCCCTAGTTTTCAGATTGTGCCGGTATGGAGCCGCAAGCTGGATAAAAAGCTGTTAGCCGTCTTGCGTGTATATAAAGACTTCGACGAGAACGGTGACGAGTGGGACATATACGAGTATTGGACAGATACCGCATGTGAAGCTTTCCGGAAACGTGGGGCAGACAGTTTTGATGATCTGACCTATTGCCCCATGTTTACAGATTTCTACACGGCCGGGCTGACCGATGCAGAGAACAGGATGATACACAACTTCGGACGGGTGCCATTTATCCCCTTCTTCAACAATAACATTGCCACCCGTGACCTCGATGCGGTGAAGGGGCTTATCGACACCTACGACAAGACCTTCAGCGGCTTTGTGGACGATTTGGAGGATATACAGGAGGTTATCCTGGTACTAACCAATTACGGCGGGCAGGATATGAAGCAATTCCTGTCAGACCTCAAATATTACAAATCCATACAGGTTGATTCTGCTGGAGATGGTGACAAGAGCGGCGTTTCCACCCTCAACATCGATATCCCGGTGGAAGCACGGGACAAACTGCTGGAGCTGACCCGCAAAGCTATCTTTGATACCGGGCAGGGCATTGATCCGCAGCAACAGGGGCTGGATTCAACCAGTGGCGAGGCCATGAAGTTTTTATATGCTTTGCTGGAGATTAAAGCAGGGCTTATGGAGACTGAATTTAAGATAGGGCTTGCCGAACTTGTCCGGGCCATTTGTCGTGTACATGGGCAGGAGCCTGGGCAAATTGTCCAGACATGGACACGCACCAGCATCCGCAATGATGCAGAACTGGCCTCCATGTGCTCTGATTCAGTGGGGGTTATCTCCAAGAAAACCATCATCAAGAACCATCCGTTTGTGGAGGATGCCGAAAAGGAACTCGAACAAATCGAAAAAGAAAGGCAGGCAGAAATGGAAGCGGCCAATATCTACGGCAATGACCTGCTGGATGACGATAAGAAAGGAGGTGACGAAGATGTATGAGATGCTTTGTGCTTATGCCAAAAAGTTCGGGAAGGATTTCCCGATTTCGGCGGTAATGGGAAATTCCAATGAAAACGGCGTAATTCAGTTGGTGCAGAAATGCATTAACGAAGGCAAACCATTCAAGAAGCCTGCAGAGGAAAAAACGAAACCGGATGCGGATGCGGAGAAATAATAACAAAACTCCGATTCGTGGACAGGTAACCACGTAAAAAACCGGATAGGAGAGAAAAATATGACAATCAAAGAACTGCTTAAAAATATCGGTGTGGCCGATGACAAGATGGACGCAGCTGAAAAAGCTGTGAAAGATTACCTCGATGGGGAGTTTGTAACAAAGGCTCGTTTCAACGAGGTCAACGAGTCGAAAAAGTCGCTGACTGACCAGCTGGCAGAACGTGACAAGCAGCTGACCGCCTTGAAGAAATCCGCCGGCGATAATGAGGGGCTTAAAAAGGAGATTGAAACTTTGCAGGCCGCCAACAAACAGCAGAAAGCAGATTTTGAGGCACAGGCTAAGGCACTGAAAATCGATACGGCTATCAAGCTGGCCATTGCTGACAGTGCGCAGGATACCGATATTGTAGCAGGCCTTATCGATAAGGCAAAAGTCATCTTAGGTGAAGATGGAAAAGTCGCCGGATTGACCGAACAGGTTGAGGCTCTCAAGAAGGATAAAGCGTTCCTTTTCAAGAGCACACAGCCGGGCGGCAATCCGCAGTATAACCCGAATGGCGGAGGTAATAATCCGCCCGCCGCTAATCCGTTCAAGAAAGAGACCTTCAATCTGACGGAGCAGGGCAAGATGTTCAGAGAAAACCCCGAACAGGCGCGTGCTATGGCCGCCGAAGCTGGGGTGACGATTTAAGGAGGAATTATAATTATGGGTACTACTTTAGCTGATGTTATTGCTCCTGAGCTTTTTACGCCGTACACGGTGCAGAAAACCATGGAACTGTCCGCGCTCTTCAATAGCGGCATTGTTACGCACTCTCCGGAATTTGACCGGCTGGCCAGTGAAGCGGCGCCGGTTCATAATATGCCGTTCTTTGAAGATTTGACCGGTGATTCTGAAAATGTGGTTGAAGGTGCTGACCTGACTGCTGCAAAGATTACCAGCAAGAAAGATGTTTCCGCGACTATCCGCCGCGCTAAGGCATGGAGCGCCACCGACCTTTCGGCAGCGCTGGCAGGTAAAGACCCCATGGCCGCTATTGGTTCCCTTGTGGCAGGCTTTTGGGCGCGCGATATGCAGAAAGAGCTCATCAATACCCTCAATGGCGTGTTCGGCTCCTATACGGATGGCAGCGACACTGTGACCCCGCTGGAAGATCACATTTTAGATATTTCCGGCAAAAGCGGTGATACGGGCAAGATTTCCGCGTCGGCGTTCATTGATGCCTGCCAGCTTTTGGGTGATGCTCAGGGGCAGCTCACCGCAGTTGCTATGCACTCTGCAACCAAGGCATTTTTGAAGAAACAGAACCTCATTCAGACGCAGCGAGATTCCACAAGCGTGGAATTTGACACCTATCAGGGCCGCCGCGTTATCGTCGATGATGGCTGCCCGGTAGCGAATGGTGTATACACCACATACCTTTTTGGTAACGGCGCTATTGCATACGGCAACGGCTCCCCGGAGGGCTTTGTACCGACCGAACTTGACCGCGAGAAGCGCAAAGGTTCCGGTGTTGATTACCTCATCAACCGCAAGACCTTTATCCTGCATCCGCGTGGAATTAAATTCACCGGCGCAGTTCGTGCTAATCAGGAAACTGTAAGCCGTGCAGAACTGGCCAATGCGAAGAACTGGGAGCGTGTTTACGAGCCGAAAGCTATCCGCATGGTATGTTTCAAACATAAGATTTAACCTGTGGCAGCTTGCCGTATAGAGGGGTGAACTTTGGAAGATGAAAGAAGAGAAGAAAGGCGGGCGGCAGGGGAAGCCGGCAAGTGAATACTGGCAGGAAAGAGCCATAGAGCGTGAAGCCTTATGGAATAAAAAATGCCGGGCTACGATTGAGGCTGAACTAGCTGAACAATATACAAAAGCTCTTACTGCTATCCAAGAAGACATCACCGCTTTATATGGCATGTTTGCCAAAGATAACAAGCTGGAACTGCATGAGGCTATAGCCTTGCTGAAAGGCGAAGAATACAAGCAATGGCGGATGAGCCTGGAAGCCTATGCAAAACTATCTGAGACTGATAACGCCATATTGAGGGAACTGAACACGCTGGCCATGAGGTCACGTGTCAGCCGCCTTGAGAAGCTCCATAGTGAGACTTTGCAGGAGCTGTACAAGTTGGGCGTCGCCACAGAGGAGCGTATGAACAGGTTTTTGGAAGGTGCCTTCGAGGATAACTATTACAGGAGCCTGTTTGAGATAGGGCGCACCGCTGGCTTGTACAGTACGATTTCGGCGGTAGATGATAAACTGCTGGAAAAGGTGCTGAAAAATCCATGGAGTGGAAAGGCTTATTCGGCGAGGATATGGGCCAATCAGGAGAAGCTGGCCCAAACGCTGAAAGATACGGTGTTTGCCGGCATCCATAGGGGCGTGTCTGTACCGAAACTGTCAAGACTGGTCAAAGAGCGCATGGAAGTAGGCAGGTATGAAGCTACAAGGCTGGTTCGTACTGAATTGAACTATGTTCACAACCAAGCGAATTTGGAAAGCATCAAGGACAGCGGCATGATGTTTTATAAGTTCGTGGCAACGCTGGACAGCCGGACAAGTCAGAAATGCAGGGCGCATGATGGAAGTATCGTTCCCGTGGAAGAAGCAAGTCCCGGTGATAATCTACCGCCATTACATCCACACTGCCGGAGTACCATCATAGGCAGCTTAGGCGAGGGGAAAGGCGGGCAGAAAGGAACAAGGATAGCCCGGGACAGCGAAGGTCACAGCTTTCACGTTCCCCGGCAGATGAAGTACAGTGATTACAAAGCTGTTTACATTGACCAGTCAAAAACTATTGACCAGTGGGCGGCAGAAACAGGTTTTACTGTGGCCGTAGCGAAGTATACACCTAAAATATCTAGTCAGGACAGCGGGAAAAGTGGTATAATTGGGACAAAGGATGGTGCAAGTTCCGTGTTGGAGGCTATACACAGAGAACAGGCTGTTGTTAAAGACAATGGCCAACGTAACAATTACACTGTAAAATTTGACCTTGTAAACAGCAAAGTTTATCATGATAAATTTGAAGGACTAACTGGACGCAAAGTCGTAGACGAGGCTATTTACAAACAGGCAGCAGCAATGCTGGAACATAGGAGTGGTAGTCCCTACGAGGATATAGCTATGCTGGACGCTCGTACGGGCGAAATATTAGCAGAGAATGCCACGGCAAGCGGAGATATGAAATTTAGGTCTGGCTTAACTGAAAAACAATCAAAAAGTTTGCATGATAAAGGCAAAAAATTCGAGATAATCCACAACCACCCGAATAGTTCGATTCCTTCATCAAATGATATCCGATGGTTATATAAGCGTGAGCTGGCTATGGCCTCAACGATTGTTGGCCACGATGGTATTGTTTATAGAATGGAGAAATTGAAACCGTATGCCGAAATAGACGACTTTATGGACGATTTATACAAGGGCCTTAAGGATATCCATCCTAACTGGGATAAAGAACAGTTGGAATATCGACTGGCAATGCAAGCCATAGAGTTGTTGGAAAAAGCTAAATTAATGAGATATAAGAAGAGGTGATTGCCATGGTAAAGGAATGTGCTATAACCGCTATTTATGCAGATGATACCATTGCTATGCGGCAGCATCCAAAACTAACCAAGGAGGAAAAACGCAAAGAGTCTGCCATGGCAGTTAGGGTAGCAGCAAAGCATTTTGGCTGTAAATGGCGTTCTGCAAGCAACGGAACCCTATATACAAAAAAGCGAAAATAAATTATGGCGGATGATTAAGGAGGATGCTCATGACCGTAACTGTCCTTAGAACGAGTTGATAGCCGAACCTCCTGCAGGAATAAAGTTTAACTGAGGTGACACCATGAAGCGCGATATGGATTTAATTCGTAATATGCTATTGCATATTGAAGCGTGTTCAGACGTACCGCCAAAGGTGCTTTGCGTGGAAGATTTTCTAAGGTATTGTAGTGACAGGTATATCATTTCTTTGCACATCGAACTTATTCGCGATGCTGGTCTTATAGAGGTTATCAGTACATCGTGGATGGGCGATGTAAAGGATTTTGATATATCTCGATTAACATTTGTCGGCTACGAATATCTCGACGCTATACGCAATAAAGATATTTGGCATACGGTACAAGAAAAAATAAACGCCATTGGCGGTGCTACGTTTGATGTAATAAAGGCTTTGGCCATTAAGGAACTATCAAAAGAATTAGGTTTATAAAGTGAAGCACTTTGCAGATGCAGGGTGCTTTTCTTATGCCCATTTTTAGGAAAGGAGGTGCGGTGATGGCTGATTTGACACCACAGGAGGCAGCAGAACGGATTATCACCACAGCTAAAACGCTGCTGGGTGATGTCGGCACCGAAAAAGATGCTATTTATCAGATTTACGCTGATAAGCTGGTTCTGGATGTGCTGGATTACTGCAATAGGGAGGATTTCCCACCTGCGCTGGTTTATACCTGCGCGGACCTGCTTTTCAAAAGGGAACAGGACAGCACCAGCGACACGCAGGGGCTGAAAAAAGTGAAGATGGACGATACAGAGTTTGAGTTTGCCACCGCCACAGCCTCACCTGGTACGGCGGCGGACGCTGACTTTGCCACCATCCGCAACAAGCTCAACCTTTACAGAAAGCTGAGGTGGAACTGATGCCGAATTATGCAAGGCTTCAAGGGATTCTGCATAACTTGATGTATAAGGACACGGCCAACATTTACAGGCTCACACATGTGCAGGCCGATGATGGCTCTGATGATTACGATGAAGGGGAAACACCTGTCTATGAGGCGATTCCCTGCAAACTATCCCAGTATAACAAAGATTTAACTCAGGATAAAACAGATAGGGGCGTGAACCTCATTTCTGACCTGCGGCTTTGTTGCTCACCTGAATATCAGATTCGGGAAAATGACATCGTAGAAATCACCCACAATGGCCAGCATTTTCGTATGAATGCCGGGAAAAGATTTGTGTACCCTACACATCAAGAAATACCTGTCAAGCAGGTAAAGGAGGCAGGCAATGGGTTTGACGATTAACGGCCTTGATGATTTACAGGAAAAGCTGGAGAGCATGGCAAAAAAAGCGCCTGCTGCCGGAGCTAAATTTCTTGCCCAAGAGGGCGAACTGCTCCGGGGGCGGGCGGCAAATAATACGCCGGTTGATACTGGCAATTTGCGTAACAGCTGGAAGACACGCATGATTAACCCCCAGCGTGTGGAAGTGTCGAACAATGCCGAATATGCCGCCCATGTTGAATATGGCCATCGCGTGAAGGTTCATGGCAAATGGACCGGCAAGGTGGTAAAAGGGAAAAAGATGCTCCACAAAGCCTTTGATGAAACGAAGGATAATTTCCTTGAGGATGGTGTGGCTATACTGGGGGCGATAATAAAGTGATCAAAGCAAAGGATATAAGGGCAGCCATAACTTCGCTCTTAAAGAAGAACTTCCCTCTCTATGAGGTTCATTTCGACAACGTAGAGAGGGCTTGCAAGAGTTACTTCTATGTAGAGCTGGCACCCAGACGGAAAACGATTGACCCTGTATATTATGACAGGTCAATCAGCATCGACATCCAGCTGGTTATCCTGCCGGATAACAGGGGGAGAGTGAAACGTTCTCTCCTGTATGATGCCATCGACACATTGGATGAAGTGATTAGGCCCGTACTCCAGATAGGTGACAGGTACATCACCATCCTAAGCAACAATAGCGTTATAGTTGACGAGATTCTGCATTATGAGTTTTCACTTGATTTCACAGACTTCTTGCCTGTGGAACGTGGCGAACTTATGCAGGAACTTTATATCAATGGTTATTTTCAAGACCTGGATTATGAGGAGGTTTAATAAATGTCTGATTTTGGATTGCCACAGGTCATTATTGACTTTAAGACTAAATCCGTGAGCGCTGTACAGCGTAGCGCCCGTGGTATCGTGACTATGCTTTTGAAGAACGAAAGCACGAACACAAGCAAGTTTTACAAGATTGTTGATTCCACCGACATCCCCGATGGATTGACGGATGCGAATATCGACCGTGTGAAAAAGTGCTTGCTGGGCACGCCTGCCAAGATTCTGCTCTATACGCTGCCTCTGGACAGTGTAACTCCGGCAGAAGTCGAGGAAGGAGAGGAGCCGGAAGTTATCATCCGGCAGGACGCTGTCCTGAAAAAACTTTACAACATCAAGTGGAACTACATCTGCCATCCTACTGCTACCGCGCAGGAAATGGAAGATTTAGCCACGTGGGTAAAGACAAAGCGGAATAACAATCGCAAGACTTTCAAGGCTGTTGTCTCTCATCAGCCGGCCGATGATAAAGGTGTTGTCAACCTTACCACCGACCATATCCGTGTAGTCAACCCGGATTACACAGACGCGCTCAACAGGGCAGGCGGTGACGCTGCGCAGGTGCCTGCTACGATTCCGAAGTATATCACCTATACTGCAGCCGAATATACCGCCCGTATTGCCGGGATATTGGCAGGATTGGCACTTGACCGTTCCGCTACTTATTACGAACTGCCTGAAGTGGTGGACTGTGATGTATATGAGGACATTGACACCAATATCAGCAATGGCGAGCTCTGCCTGTTTGATGAGCTTGACGGCAACGGCGTAAAGATTGCTCGTGCCTGCAATTCGCTTCATACCTTCACTACCGATGTAGGCGAAGATTTCCGCTATATCAAGATTGTGGAGGCCGTCGATATGATTACCGACGATATCCGTGATACTTTCAAAGACCAGTATGTGGGCAAAATCATCAACGATTACAATCACAAGATGCTCTTTATCGGTGCTATCCTGGTATATTTCCGTGGGCTCAAGGGCAATGTGCTCGATGCAAGCCCCACGGCTGTTAATACCGTGGATATCGACGAGGCCGCCCAGGCCGACTATATCAAGCTGAAAGGCCTTGATGACCCAGCTGATTTGACGGTACAGCAGATTCGCGAATATAACACCGGTACCAAGGTAATGCTCTCCGGGCGCGTTACTCCTGTAAACGCTATGGAAGATTTGAAGATTACTTTCTTGATGTAAGAGAGGGAGGTAGAAGTTATGCCTGAAAATAAAATCGTCACGCCGCAGATTGTGATTCCGAAACCAATGGATTTTAAAATGGATTTACAGCTTTTTGCCCGTGACCCGGAAGATGTAAAATACCGTGGCCGTAGACGTTGGAACGGTTCACATGGGCGCGTTTGGTAGGATGGCCTGCTGCCGTTTGAAATCAGCAAGTTTAACGGGAAAGTCGTTGCTGACCGTGAAGATGTGCTGATTGGTAACTCCAAGGATTCCAAGATTGTTTCCTTAACGGGTGAAGGGTCCTTCACCATCAAGAGCGTTATCAACCGCAACATCAACAAGTATCTGGAGGAATGGAAGAATGGTCATGACCCCAGAGCTAATCTTGTAGGGCTTATCGATGACCCAGACGCTGTGGATGAGCAGAAAGAACGCTGCTCCATTGACAATGTTTGGTTCAATGAACTCACGCTTATGAACTTTGAAAAGGGGCAGGTTGTCGAGAAAGAATTCCCGTTTGGCTTTACGCCGGAGGATGCTTCCTTTATCGAAATTGTAGATGAATAATATTGTGTAATGAGGGGCAGGGAAACCTGCTCCTTTTGATTGGAGGAATTATAATGGCTGTTTCTATTAAAGAACTTATTGAAAATAAAGAGGCTATTGAGGCTGCCAAGAAAGCCAAGTATGACCTTGAAACCAGCGTGGGCACGCTGACTGTAAAACTGCCGAGCCGTGCGCTGGTGCTTGAAGCACTCTCTTTGGATGATTCGGATTCTTATATCATCGTCAATAGCGTGGTGGCTCCTGATTTGAAGGACAGCAACCTGCTGAAAACTTTCGAATGTCTGGAACCTACCGACCTGCCGGAGAAACTTTTCCAGCCGGGCGAAGTGGCTGCGCTTTCTGTCAAGATTATGCAGCTGGCAGGCTACCGCAAGGAAATCCATGCTGAAATCCACGAAACGGCAAAAAACTAATCAAGGAGAACTGGGAGGCGGAAACTGCCGCCTTCCTGCTTCTCAGAGGTCATAAACTTGATTACTTCTTTTCTCTCTCGGAGGCAGAAAAGATTTTTTGCTATACGGCGATGGTGGAACATAACAAGCGCAAAAATGAAGAATTCAAGGCGCTGGCTCAGATTGTAGCAGGAGGGCGGTTAAGGCTATGAGCGATAATAATGCACAAATGACATTATCGGCGGTGCTTGAACTGAAAGACCGCCTGACAGCGAAAATCAAGTCGGTGAATAAATCCCTTGATGGCGTAAAGCAGACCACCGGAAGGGTGGACATGGGGCTGAACGCCGTCAAGAAAGATATGGGCGGCGTTGGCCAGTCGGCAGCGTCTATGGCAAAAGACCTTGACAAAACCAAGCAGGCGCTCAATGGAGTAAAAGGTTCTTACATGGCCACGGTGGGGCTGAAAGATAACGCTACCACAAAGGCCAAGGGCATAGAAACAACCCTCAAAGGGATAGGCGGTAAAGTCTATACGGCTACGGTCAACATCCGGCAGAATGGTGCCGAAAAGCTGGCAGGGCTGAAAAATTCTATGTCCAACATGGCCAGTGGCATGATGATGGGCCTGCCCTTGCAGGTGGCTGGCATGGCCGGTTTAGGCTATGGCGTGATGGACACCATCAACACCTACAAGAATTTTGAAAAGCAGATGGCCACAGTAAAGGCTATTGCTACCAGCGGCATGGGCGTAAATGAAGCCAATGCTGCCATGGAGCGCATGACCGCCAAGGCTAGAGAAATGGGTGCTGTGACTCAGTTCTCTGCTGAGCAGGTCGGCAAGGCGTTCGAATACATGGCAATGGCGGGCTGGAAAGAGCAGCAGATGATGGCAGGCATAAAGCCGGTGCTTGATTTGGCTCTTGCAGCAGGTGAGGATTTGGGCACTGTATCCGATATCGTCACCGACTCCATGACCGCCCTCAAGATTGATACCAGGGGAGCAAATGCCAACGCCAATATTAAGGGATTCACCGACATATTGGCAGCCACGGCCACCAATTCCAATACCACAGTGGGCATGATGGGCGAGGCGTTCAAATATGCTGCGGCTCCTGCAGGGCTTTTTGCCAGCGCCTACGGCAGTGATGAAGTTGGTGTGGCCAAGGACGTGGCCCTTGCTCTGGGCTTGATGGCTGATAGCGGTATTAAGGCAAGTATGGCCGGTACTGCTCTGAGGTCAACACTCACCCGAATGACCGCTGACACAATCCCCACGGCAAACGCGATGAAGATGCTGGGCATCAACATCATGCAGATGGGGGCTGATGGTACGCAGCAGTTGAAACCCTTGCGGGCCATCTTCGATGATTTGCGCAAGAAATTCAAGGAAGGCGTTTCTGCTGAGGAATTGGTCAATTATGCCGAGACTTTGAGCGGAACCAAGACCCGAAACAAAGAGGCAATGATTACCTTCGCCAAACAGCTTGCGGCCCAGGGCGGCAAAATGAATGACAAGGATAAAGCCAAGTTTGCCAAAATGTTTGCAGGTGAAGAAGCGCTTTCCGGCTGGTTAGCTATCATCACGGCCAGCGATGAAGATTACCAAAAGAAGATTGCCGCGATTGATAATTCTCGCGGTGCTGCAGATGAAATGTCCAAAAAGCGTGCTGATACTTTAGCAGGTGATTTGGAGATTTTGAAATCTGCATGGCAGGATTTCCAGATTGAGCTTATGAGCGGCAAGGGCGCGAGCGGCTTGCGTGATTTTGTTCAAGGCTTATCGAAAGATGTCACCCAGTTCAAAACCTCCCTGAAAGATGGCTTTGACATTGGTGATATTGGCAGCCTTGCTCTTAATATGCTCAAACAGTTAAAGGATAAATTCCTTGAGCTGGATGGTGTTGGTTCTATCCTGGCGGGCGGCGCTCTTGTCTTTGGCTTGACGAAAATCTATGGGCTTGCCAAGAAAGCCTATGATGGCGTTAAGACACTGGCGGGCAATGTCAAAGGTGGTGGTGCCCTAACTACTGCCAAAGGCCCTGTGGCTGAAACTGTGGGCACCATGACAGTCAATGCGACCACCGTATATGTCAATGGTAAAACTGTGGCAGGCGCAGGCGCTCCTGCTGGCGGTAATACTACTGTGGCAGGCGGCGGAGGCAGTCGAGGCGGTTCAGCTGGAGGCGGTGCCGGTGGTGGTGCTCGTGCTCGTTTGGGCGGCGCTCTTGCTGGTGCCGGTATCATGGCGGCATTTAGCGCTTTTGATATCTTCTCTACGCAGAAAGAGAACGCTGAACTGCTGGCAGAGGCGGCAGGTGGATTGAATGAGGCAGCCGATAACCTCAAAGCCTTGAAAGAGGCAGGGGCAAGCGCTGACGAAATCGCGGCAGCCGAAACCAAACTGGCTGAAATGAAGGCCTATCAGACCGATGTACAAACCCAAGCAGATATCCGTATGGATGAAAGCGTTGGCGGCGCTGTGGGCGGTGTTATCGGTGCCGGGATAGGTACTGCTTTAATGGGGCCTGTGGGCGGTGCCATTGGTGCCTTTATCGGTGAAGAAATAGGCCGCAAGGCTGGCGATGCTTTCCATAACATGGCAAGCGGTGATGCCGAGCAAGTGGCCAAATGGACACAGCCGGATAAGGCCCTTGATGATATGGATCGGGCGGCTTTGGGCGAGGATTTGGAATATCCTATCACCATCACGGCCCCCGATTCGGAGGACATTCAAAACGCTATACAGAGTGCAGTCGATGGCGTTGGTACTGTGGATTTTACTGCTTTCGATGAGAATGCAGGCATAGGGCTGAAAGCCTTGTGGACGGATGTGGCTGCCAATGCCCAGGAGGCAGGCACTACGATTCGCGAGGATTCACAGATTACATCGGAAAGCGTGCTGGCCGATGCGGCAGCTACAGAAAGCTATTTCGAAAGCAGTGTATATGACCCATTACAAAGTGGAGCTCTTGAAACTGCTGACGGGATGACGGTAGACTTCACCAATTCGGCTACTGCGACACAAGGCGCGTGGGCAGGCGTACAGAGTTTCTTCTCTGGGCTGTTTGCCAGCTTGAAAACAGAAGCGGCTGAGTGTGCCAGGAACATGGCGCAGAGCATGGCAAATGCAGCAGCCAATCTTCGAGCTAATGGCCATACCACTTTGGCGGGTGCAGCCGATTGGGTGGGGAATAATCTTGCATGGTTAGGCGGAACTGATTACCCGCATCATGCAAGCGGCACTAGCTGGACGGAAGGCGGCTTCACCGAAATCAATGAGCATGGCGGCGAAATCGTTGACCTGCCGACCGGCTCGCGCGTTTACCCACATGCCACCACTCAAAAACTCATTAAAGAGGAGCTGGCGGGCGGCAATGATGCGGGCGGCGATAAAGTCGCCAATATATCCATCACGGGCAACACGTTCACGGTCCGGGAGGAAGCCGACATCGATAAGATTGCCTATAAACTCTATCAGCTGATAGAGGGGGCACAGGTCAACTACAATCCGATTTAGAGAGGGGCTTGAGTTATGAGTTTTATGAGTATGTGGAACACGCTAAATAATTTAGGCTCCTTCCTCACTGGGGGGAACGGGAACCGGCGACAAATCATTTTGTCCTGCGACGGGGATAAATTTACAATCCCCGTCACACCCTCAAAATACGATGTGACTACCGGGCAGAATAACCGGGTGGTCGATATTATTGATTTTGGGGAGGCGCAGTTATTTGGTAATCCGCAGGTTGTCAAATTATCTTTCTCATGTTTTTTTCCTAACCCTATTCACGATTATCCTTTTGTTGTCGGCGATTCGCTGGAGCCTAGCGAGGCAGTCGAGAAGATAATCAAGTGGAAAGAGTCAAAAAAGCCCGTCCGGGTAATCATCACGGATTCGCCGTTTAACCTCGCTATGGCCATAAATAAATTTACCTGGCGCGAGCAGGACGGCTCCCGGGATATCTATTACACGCTGGACTTTGTTGAGTGGAAAGACCTTAATACCCCGCTTGCCAACAATGAAAAGCAGGTGGACGGAAAAACAGGGCTCAAGCAAAGGAGTACCGCGAATATTCCGCCCAAGCCCAGCGCGATAAGTCGGACGCGGGATATTCTGGAGGCAAGCAAAAAGGCCTACGGCAACGTCAATAAATGGCGTAACCTTGCGAACGCTAACGGGCTGAAGAACTTGGCACTTAGGGAAACGCGCGGCCTCATCATCAAGAAAGGCGGCATAAAATGAAAGTCTTTATATCTAAAACAGATATATCGCACCTGCTGACGCGCTGCACTTGGAGCGGTTCACGATTGCAGGTCGCCCGCCGTTTAGAGTTTGAGTTTGTTCAGGATGACCGCGACCCGAATATTCCGGTTATCGAGTTTGAATGTGGCCACACTGTCCGGGGATACAATGACAAGGCAAAAGGTTCTGATGATACCGACAATATGGTGTTTATCGGCAACATATATAAGGTAGAACGCAGCCGGAAAAACGGCCGTGTTTCGGTGGTCGCCTATGACCACCTGCACGTGCTGGGCGTGTCTAAGACCACCCGGAAGTTCACCAACGTAAAACCCGAGGATATAGCGGGCCAGATTTGCCAAGAACTCGGCGTGAAGGCGGGCACCTTCGCCAAGACGGATACACCAGTATCTTTTATCGCCAACGCTAAAACCGGGTATCAGATTATCCAGTCAGCTTACTTCGAGGCAGGGAAAACCACCAAGAAGAAATACCACCCGATTATGAACGGCGACAAGCTGGATGTAATCGAGAAGGGCGAGCTTATCAAGGATAAAGATACCAATGAGAATTACACGGCAGATTCTTCTAGCAATATGCTGGACAGTGTTTACCGGGAAAGCATCGAAAAACTGATTAACCAAATATTGGTGGTCGATGACAAGGGGAACACGGTCAGCATACAAAAAGATGATGAGTCTATCAAAAAGTATTCGATGTTTCAGGATATCTATAAAACGGATCCGAACAAGGACACCCAAACCGAGATTAAAGATATTCTGGAAAAGCACAAAATTGAACGCGGCGGCTCCATCATCGTACTGGGCGACTACCGGGTAAAATCATCTTACTCCATCATCGTCAAGGATTCACTTTTCAAGGGCCAGTTTTGGATTAAAACTGACACTCATTCCTTCATTGACGGAAAACACGAGATGCGGTTGGAATTGGAATTTGAAAATGTGATGAACGAGGAGAAGGCTGAAAAGGAAAAGTCGAAATGAGGAGGTGGCAGATAAATGGCAATGAGTAGCGATATACCCAGCGCGGAACAATCAGCGGCTATGCTGGTCAATCTGCAGCACCAAATAGCCCAAGAACATACGCCCTTGCTCCCCACAGTGGGGCGGGTAATTACCCCGCCGCCTAACTTATCCGTTCAATGGAACGATATTGTCATCACCAAGGAGCAGATTTATCTAAATGAATACTGGCTCCCGGGGCACACCCGAACCCACCGCGGGCATATCGTTTCGGAGACGCAGCCGCGCGCGGGCGGCGGTGGTTACGCCGAATTTGCGAGCCACACCCACGATATCGACAACGATTACACGGATTCCGAAACCCTGACGGATACCCTAAAGCCCGGCGATTTTGTTTCCGTGTACCCACAGGACGGCGGTCAGCTTTTCATTATCGAAAGTAAGTTGGTGAAATTATGAGTAGCGAATTTCCATTTGTGGGTAGTACCACAGTCATTGAAAGCGACGACCTGCCAACGCTTAAGGAATACGCCTGGAACTTTGAAACCGACAAATTTATCTACGACAACAATGGTAACCATGTGATTGTCGAGAAAAACGACGCCCTGGTCGTATGGATTTACAAGGCGCTCAAAACCGAGCGGTTTGATTATCTGGCCTATTCATGGCAGTACGGCATAGAGCTAAAACCTTTTGTAGGTAAGGTTATGAGCGTGCAGGAGCGCTATTCCGAGCTAAAGAGAGTCATTACCGAGTGTCTTATGGTCAACCCTTACATCGTGAGTATAGATTCCTTCGAGTTCGACGAAAGCAAACACGGGGAACTTGCTCACCTGTCAATCGGGCTGACGTCAGTATACGGGGAGGTGAATTTAGTTGTATAACGCCAGAGAACAAGAAGATATTTTGACCGAGCTGCAGGATGCAAGCACCACCCCGGCAAGCAAAATCGAGGGCACTTTTGAAAATGACGTGCTCGCATCGAATTCGATTGAGTTTGCAAAAGTCGAGGTCGAGCTTGAACAGGCCTACAAAGCCGCGTTCGGTTCTACCGCTTGGGGCGAATATCTGACTATGCGGGCGGCGGAAGCGGGCATTGTCAGAAAAGAGGCGGTAAAGGCCATAGGCGAGGTTACCTTCACAGGTTCGGGCACGGTTCCCGCGGGTTCGCTTGTCGCTACTCTCGACGGCACCCAGTTCGCCACCACAGAGGCGGCGGTTATCGAAAGTAGTGGTATAGTCCCTGTCGAGGCGGTAACAGCTGGCGATAAAGGGAATGTGTCGGCAGGGACTATAACGGTTATCCCGCTGTCCATAGCAGGCATAACCGCGGTAAACAACGAGGCTGCTACTTATAACGGGTACGATGAGGAAGACGATGATACCCTGCGTGACCGATATCTGACACACGTCCGGTATCCGGGCACCAGCGGAAACCCGCGCCATTATATCGAGTGGGCGACGTCAATCCCCGGCGTGGGAGCCGCCCGCTGCATACGGGCGTGGGACGGCCCGGATACAGTAAAGGTCATTATCGTGGATAGCAATTATGAGGAAGCGAGCGCCGATTTGGTGCAAACAGTCTATGACTACATCGAAAGCGTCCGCCCGATAAATGCTATTTTGACAGTCGTTTCTGCCACGCCCTTGGCGGTCAATATCGCCGCCAATACCACCGGTAGTCTCGACACGGAAGCCTTTGAAGCGGCGGTACGGAAGTATTTCGCCGAGCTGGAGAAAAAGAGCCTGACTGCAAATACATCCCGGTATGTGTCCATTGCGAAAATCGGCGCCCTGCTGCTGGATAACGGGGCGGATGATTATGACAGTCTGACGCTGAACGGGGCCGCCTCCAACGTATCGTTTACGGAAAACGAATTACCATCATTAGGGACGGTGGTATTCAATGGTTGATTATCAATTCTTACGGCTGGAAAAGCCCGATGTATTGCGGTACCTGCCCGCGTTTCTTGCCAAAGATGAGCACTTCAAGAAAATACAAGATGCCTTATCTATGGAACACGAAAAACAGCGGCAGGCGCTTATCGACTTAACGAAACAATTTTTTGTTGACGACGCCACCTGGGGGCTGACGGCGTGGGAAAACATATATCAGACTAACCCGCCAAACGGGGCGAGACTGGAACTTCGCCGCGCCCTACTCAAGGCCAAGATGATGGGAAACCGGACGATGACCAAGGCGAACTTAGAACTGCTGATCAATCAGTTTGTAGCCAATAAAGACGCCTACATCATCGAAGAAACTTCGGTCGGGTGTTTCAAAATCGTCATCCCGTCGCCCACGCCCTACTGGGATGACCTTCTCAATATGCTTATGGAGATGGTACCGGCTCATTTGGTTCTCGAAATAAGCTACGAAAAGGACTTCGCGACAAATACGATTTATCAGGGTGGTATCCTATCCACCCACAAAAAGCACGTTGTGGGCGTCGCGGCCCCGAACGACCAAAGTGTGGTTACCCCGCTTTTCGTTGGTTCGGCGCTATCGACTCACAAAAAATATGTTGTTGGTATGCAGCCACCAACGGGAAGCACGGCGCGCGGTACATATTACGCGAGCGGCGTTCTCGGGTGGCATAAAAAGTATACAGTTACCTTGAAGGAGGAATAAAACATGTCTCACTGGGCAGGCGGCGTTTTGACAGCCGCAGGTAGAGAATTACAAGTAAAAGTAGAAGGCGGCGTAACATTAAAACTTACTAAAATCAAACTTGGTGACGGCACGGAAAGTATGGCTGCAGTTGATGGCATGGTTGACCTTATCAGCCCCAAAGCCGTACTCGGTATTAGTTCCGCGGTAGCAGAAGGCGACGTCTGCACGGTGACAGGCGTTTTGTCTGCAACGCAGTTATCTTCTGGCTTTTATTGTCGCGAGTGGGGCCTTTTTGCAGAAGACCCGGATGTTGGCGAAATTCTGTTTATGATTACGATTGATTCACAGCCGGAATGGTTACCTGCTAGTACCGAAGCAGCAGAAGTAGCAGCAACTTATGCAATGAATGTCGCCGTAGCTAATGCAGAAAATATTGAAGTTAACATCGACCCAGCCGGGCTGGTTGACGTTGACATGTTGAACAAACGGCTTGGCGGCGCCGACCGTGAAAAAGCATATACATCTGGCACGATTGTGTCGATGAACGGCCTGCCTGCGCTTTATTATTTAAAGTGCATTACACCGGGAACGACCGCAGCAGTAACTCCGGTTATTCCGGCAAATGTTCAAATTGGAGACACCATCACTGACGGAAATGTAATATGGCAGGTAATTGCAGCAGTAACCGATGAAGACTTGGCAACCACAAATTTGGCTCTTGCCGAATCAACAGGCTACGGCATAGTAAGCGGCTTGCAGGTAAAAGCACAATCCACGCCGAATATGACTGTATCAATCGAAGGAGGTACAGTACATATGAAAAACGGCACAAGAATAGTAATTGCGGCGATTGCGGCACTCACTATCGCCACGGCAGATGCAACCAATCCGAGAATTGATAGTATTTATGTAGATGGTACGGGCAACGTAGCGTATGCACAGGGGACACCTGCAGCCACGCCTGTTGCACCCACACTAAGTACAGATGCGATTAAACTTGCAGATGTTAATGTTGCGGCTAATCAGTCGAGTGTTACAGATGCGAATATTATTAGGAATGGCGAGGTAAAAGCTCGTTATCAAAATGCTGGGGTTGTTGATGTCAAAGATTTTGGCGCTAAAGGTGATGGGGTAACGGATGATACTGCGGCGATACAAGAAGCGATACGGGCGGCAGAATCTTTGTCGGTAAGCACACAAAATATGCATCGAGTATTTATCCCTGCTGGCGATTATGTGGTCAATGGTACGTTAGATATTAACATATCTAATGCCCAAATTTTAGGTACACCCGCAACGACAATTATCTTTACGCCGAATAACGCATCATCGGTATTATTTAATGTGCATGGCGTAGATGTAACTGCAAAGCGAGTGACTTATGCGATAGAATCAATATCATACTTAAAACTATATTCTACAGTTCCGCAACAGGGTATTGCGTTCAACATGGGAACAGCAGATAGTTTTGACTCTTATGGAACAAGCCCAATAACTGACCACGTTATTATTTCACGGTTTAATATTGCGTATTGCCATCATGCGAATGTATACATGACAACATATAAGAACGTTAATGTATTAGAATGTAATACTTTTATCAAAATAGATACGGACGCAGCAAACTCTGGTGAGAAAATTATTATAAGTGGTGGTTTTGTAAATGCACTTAATTATGCGTTTGATATTCAGCGTAATACTCACCAACTCTATATCGAAAATGTATCTTTTGATGCAGGGGCTTATTTATTAAAAGCTTCCGGTTATACAGTTTCAAATCTCGAAACGTATGAATTTAATCAATGCCATTTTGAACCGAACACAAATCTGAGTAAGGATAAGCCGTACATTTCGATTGAAGCCGACGGCGGCGGGACTGTTATTATGAATAATTGCACTCTCGTACATTTAGCAGATTGGACTGCTGATTTTGCATTTTTCATCGACAACACAACGTCTGCACCATATTACTCTAAAATAATTCTAAATAACTGCGCGTTAGCTGTCGGAAATACTGCTACTAAATTCCTCTCGAATATGCACACTCATTTTTATAACGTGTCATGCACAAATAGACTGTTGGCAATTGCGCCAGAATCTATCTTTGCAAATGACGGAACAACTAATCATGACAAAATATCAATAATTTATGAAAATGGAAATTGGCTATCGTTTGATGAATCGCGAATGTCAACATCAAATATTACGATTACTGCCGATTCTATAAATTATCCGACAGGAGTCGGTGCTGCAAATAAAAGTTGGAAAATTAAATTCAATGCAGATACAAACGGTGCGCGAATCTTGCTAACCGTACCCACGACTTATAAAAATTCATATCGCGGAAATATGCAGCTGTACATACCGACAGCGATTTCAGCGGGAACATTCACGCTAATGCGCGTAGCCGTAGCTAATACAAAAGTCGTTAATTACGGTGCAGGCCCGTTATCCAAAACAAATTGGTCTGATTTTTCAGCGGGCTCATGGACAAAAATAGGTGTATCTGATGCGTTCAGAGCTAATACCCCCGTGGCAGACGGCGTAGCTAAAATCGGGTATGCGCTTTTGCTTGAAGGGACAATACCCGCGGGTACCGAAATCTATGTATCTTCTGTGATGATGATGGGCTCATAATCGGGGTGACACAAATGAAAATTCGACTTCCGACCGTGGAAGTCATACCGAATAAATCGACATAAGGAGAAAACCAAAATGGACAAATACACAATAGCCAAAATCCGACTTCCAACTATTATCCTTACCATGATTCTGCTCACAATATCAACACAAGTAAAATACCTGTTTAATATCGAAGTCAGAATATGAGCGGCCCCGGTATGTTCTTGAAGTGACCGAAGAAGATTTGAAGCAGGAAGAATCTGTAAAGGTTAAATTAGCATTTAAGCACTCAGTAATGGGTGCTTTTTTTATGCAAAGGAGGACAGCATGAAAAAACGAATATGTGCAATGATGGCGACGTTGATAATGATGCCGTATTTTTGCTATGCATCAGGTATAGGCCCGGACAAGTACCAGCATGCAGGAGCAGGTGCGGCTCTTAATCTTGGCTTGCAGGCAGCAGGCGTAAAAAAAGAAACAGCGTGGTGCATTGCTGGTGCAGTTTTTATAGGGAAAGAAATATATGATGCTCGGCACCGTGACAGGCATACGCCAGAACTTGCTGATATTGGAGCAGATATGATTGGGCTTATCGCAAGTGAGGGCGTTATATGGATTTTACGTAAAGAATGGTAAATGTCAAATTGCAGGGGGGAATTCGCAGGAGTTAATGCCCTGCATTTCTAAGGTGGTGGTCAACATGGAAATCATAAATACGGTAGCGCAGTCTGTAGTAATAGCAGGATTCCTCACAGGTGCTTTTTCGTACATTGTTTTAACGCCACTCAATAAAAGCATTGAGGGCTTGCGTACAATCGTGCAGGAGCTAAAAGATGAATTGCGCTACAGCGAACAGCGCAGACACGAACTACAGGAGCGTATCGCTAAAGTTGAAGTGAGTGCAGCAAGTGCTCATCATAGGCCGAATCACATTGATGATATTTTAGGAGGTGCGCACCAGTGAAACTAACGACAGACCTGGTAGCAGTCGGCGGCCTTAGCGTTGCATTGATTGCCGGCGTGTTCATGGGCGCTCCGTCAGAACTGCTGACAGGCATTGCAGGCGGGCTTAGCGGTTATCTGTCTAAGACCGCTGTTAATCATTTTGAAAATCCGCATGAGATTGCGCGGGAGAACAAGGGGGAGAAATGAATGGCTTAGCCTGGACAGAACTATACAACAAATTTGCCGCCTTTGCTTATGTAGCAAGGCGGCAGGGCTTTTATGTGGGGCAGGTGCAGGAGATGGAGTACAGTCTATTTGAGATGTGCCCATTTCCGAGAAATTACAGGCCGGATAAGAAGGGAGCAAACACAAATGAAGGTAATTGATATCAGTGCATGGCAGGAAAATGTAGACTGGCAAGCAGTCAAGGAGGCTGGCATCGAGGGCGTTATCTTGAAGATTGGCGAACATGGCCACCTAGATGATATGTTTGTGGATCATGTCAATAAGGCTGTGGAAAACGGCTTACAGTTTGGCGTTTATTACTTTGCTCATGCCTGCACCTACGATGAGGCTGTGGCTGAGGCTGATCAGGTGGTTGCATGGCTGAAAGAATATCTGAGAGGCGAAACCCCGCCGCTAGGTATTTGGTATGATGCAGAGTCAAAACGGATGCTTAACGGTGATGTGACCGAGTGCTGCCGCGCTTTCATCAACCAGCTCACGAACTACGGGCACCAGTACAATGGTGTGTATGCGTCATGGAGCTGGCTGAGTGCCGAAAGTTCGCATTATATCCGTATCGAGGATTTGCCGGATTATGTGCCGTACTGGGTGGCAAACTATGGACAGGGCAACACATTTGAAACGGCTTGCAAGGATTACCTCAAAGAGGAATACCCGGACAACATTATCCGTATGCACCAATTTACGGATAACCTGGACGGATTTGGCTATGATGCCAACATTTATTATGAGGATTAAGGGAGGAAAACGACATGAAAAAGACGCTGATTACCAAAGAGGCCCCCACCTTTGCACTCAAAGGGCAGGTGGCTGATATTCTCAAAAATTCAAAGTGCCCCAATGAGTCATTTACCAACACCTTTGGTGATGAATATATGGGCATGGATGATGAGCATGTATATATCGGCGCGCGTGCCGGTGTAGAAACGGAAATCGAGTATTAAGAGGAGGAAACGGCA